GGGGGATGAGGTTTGCCAAACGGAGCATGAGGAGTGATGTCGCTTACATGTAAACCTACAGCAATACCGTTAGCAAATACTGTACTTGCTCCGGTTTTTATTTTACCGCCTGTAGTATTTTTATCACCCTTTCTGCTCAGTTTAGCCATCACTTATCCCATTATAATTTTTTTGTCAGGCACTTTTACACCTGATACTGCCTCTGAATACTTAGATTTAATATTGTATTCTGTTTCACAAATAACTGCGATACTAGTTCTATTTAGCATAAATTCACCGCCGGGATTTGCAGTGAACAAACTGGGTACTAGTCCCATACCTTGAGGACCGGGTGCCACTGATACTGGTTCTGAAATGACTAGATAAGTGTCGTTTACTTCTTTGACCCTAGTAATCATTTCTTCACCAGAGTTTAGTTTAATGCTTACAACTTCATTTAATTTAATGTTCATTAAGTTTCCTTAGTTAGTTAATCTTTGTTTAAGTTCTTGATATCCACCCACATATTGATCGTCTAGAAAAATTTGTGGTACTGATCTTGCTTGTGGTACTGCTTCTAAAAGTTGTTCTTTAGTCCAGTCTTTTCCAATCTTTCTTTCTTCAAATTCAATTCCTTTCATTGTGAGTAACTGCTTTGCTTGTTCGCAGTATCCGCACATATCTTTAGACCACACTATTGCTTTCATGTTATCTCCAAGTTTTCTTTGCGATATAATGCTGTATTCGTTGTATTTTCCATGCTAAAAATCTAGGAACTTTAAATAGTTTCTTACCGCTTGGAGTATACAAAGTTTTTCCGTCGTTATCTACGCCCATTAATCCTATAAACATTAGTTAATCCTCTTTTATAAATCGGGTAGTTCATCATAATTGATATCGGCTGTTAATACACCGATAACATAGTTAGTTGATTCGTTTTCCTGCAAGGCCGTTTGCTTGTTACTTGTAGTAGAATGTTTGTTGAACCAAGGAATAGGAGTAGACTTAGGAGCATTACCTTGATACTTGATACCAACTTCTTTTAAAGCACCAAATGCTGTATAATCAACAAAGTCCTTTAAGATGTTTGCGTTCAATCCAATGACAGGACCTTTCTTGAACAAATAGTCAGCCCAAGCTTTTTCTTCTCTAATCACATCCATGTAAAGAGCATACACTTCTTGTTCGCATTCTTGTTTAGCTTGAGCAAATCGCGGATCTTCTTTTACTACTTGATTGATTATATATGCTGTCCAATCTTTGTGTAAAATTTCATCTTGCAAGATCAAGCTAATAATGTTTCCATTACCGATAAAAATCTTGTTCTCAACCATAGCAAGTGAAGTAGCAAACGATACCATGAAGCGGAAAGCTTCAAGTGCGTAACTTGCATTTAAAGCTAACCAAATAGCTTTGATATGTTCTTTTTCGTCAATCTTGTGACCCAACTCTTTCTTACAGTTAAGCACATGCAGTTTATCGTAATACTGACCCACACTACTAGCCATTTCAACAATTTCTTGTGTGTCGTGAATAGTGTTGAAAACTTCTTTTGGCACATTGTAAATATTGCGAATAATGTGGCTATAACTTCTGCTATGAATATTCGTCTCGAAAAACGACCAATTGTAAATCAGTGCTTCTAGCTCTGGTAGAGAAATCACAGGAGTAAAAATTTGACTGGGACCTCTACCTTGCAAACTGTCTAAAGCTGTTTGTCTTAACAAATTGCTAGTAAATATATGCTTAACCGCGTCACTAGCATCTTTAAAGTCTTGTGCGTCTTTTGTTAATGAAATTTCTTCAGGTACCCAAAAGAATCCTCTAGCAGTTTCTTCTAGTTTAGCAATCTTGGGATACTTGAATTCTTCAAATCTTTGAATGGTTACAGGACCTGCAGGATCAAGAAACATCTTTCGTGTTAAGTAGTCCGTTTTTGTTTCTAAGTTGTATTGTTGCTTACTCATGTCTGATAGTCCATTTCTTAGTAATCTTGCTATATCTAAACCAAAATGCTTTTGAACCTAAATCTGTTAATGGTATCTTTGGTCCGTATCTAAACACAAATCCGAAATTACCTTTATCACTTAATGGATAAAAATTAAATCCGTTGTGCATTTTACCACCTTCTGATCTGAAGTGTATCATAATACGCAACTCTCGCAGTGTTCTTCATCTTCAGGGCCGTTCTTTAGTATATCCCACATCTTTTCTTCAGGAGTCATTTCATCTTCTACTTTAGAACCTGCTTTATTCACAAGTGAGTAGTACAGAGTTTTTCCGCCCCAATAATAGAACATCATTAAGTTCTTAGCTATCAGTGTAACAGGTACTTTACGATCAGCAAAGTGTGCTGGGTTATAGAAAGTGTTAGTACTGATACTTTGATCTACATACGCTTGTAGAACCGCTGCTGTTTTCAAGTAGTCGATACAATCTGTTTGATCCCACATTAACTGATATTTGTTTTTCAGTCTGTGATATTCTGGAACAACTTGGGTAAAGCTGCCTGCTTTTGATTCTTTAACTGTAATCAAACTCATGGGCATTTCAATACCGTTAGTTGAGTTGATTACTACTGAAGAACTTTCTACTGGTGCAATAGCCATTAGTGTAGCATTTCTAACGCCGTATGTTTTCATTTGTTCGCGCAAAGTTTCCCAGTCTAGTTCAGGAGTAAAGTCTACTAAGTCGTTTGCACCTTTTGCTCTGCGCTCCCAAGGGAAGATACCTTGACCATACCAAGTTTTGTCTGAATCTACACACTTACCGCGTTCTTTAGCAAGTTCTACTGTGGCTTCTGTTAGATAGAAGGCTTGATGTTCCATCCAAGATTTAACTTCGTTTAGTGCGTCTTGTTCGCCATATTTCATACCACGCTTAGCATGCCAATAAGCTAAATTAGTAACACCAATACCAAGAGGTTGAATTTCATCGTTGCTTAATTTAGACTGAATAGACAAGAAATCTTGATAGTCAAGAATATTACATAGGCTACGCTGAAGAATTCTACACGCTCTACGCATATCTTCTGGGTTTCTAAACGCACCCCAATTTATACTTCCTAAGGTACATAAGGCTATTCTGCCATTAGCATCATCTAATCGTTTAAATGCTTTAGTGGGCAACAAGATTTCTTGACAAAGATTGGATTGATAGATTGTATGATATGCGGTATCAAACGGGCCTTGATTTTGTACGTTGTCGATAAAGGTTAAGTAAATTCTACCAGTGTCTGTGCGCTCTTTAAGAATACCGCCTTTGAATACATCTTCAGCATTCATTACTTTTTTACGTAAATCTTTACGTTTTTCATATTTGACGTAAAGTTCTTCAAACTTCTTGATATCACTGTAAAAAGCTTCGTATAAGTCTGGAACTTCGTTAGGATCAAAGAATGTGATGTTTTCTTTGTTTTTGAATCGTTTCCAGAAAAATGCAGACAAGACTACATTATAGTCCATGTGTCTTACACGAGTTTCTTCAGTACCTTGATTATTTTTCAATACAATAAGATCGTCAAACTGGTAATGCCAAATCGGATAAGTGATTGTTGCTGAAGCGTTTCTAATACCACCTTGTGAACATGACCTAAGATCACCAAACCATTTTTTCAAGAATGGGATCATACCAGTGTGCATGACTTCTCCGCCCCTGATTGGAGAACCTAACGGTCTTAGTCTGCCGATTTCTAATCCAATGCCTGCGCGTTTGCTAGCATACTTGGCCATCATTTCACCAGAAGCAAAGATACTGTCAAGATCATCGTCTGTTCTAATCAATACACAGCTACTAAACTGTTTAGTTGGTGTGCCCAATCCAGCTAGAACTGGTGTAGCTAGTGTGAATAATCCGTCACTAGCAGCGTTGTAGTATTCACGAATATAACGCATTCTTGCTGAATTAGGTTCTTCTTTGTGAAATACTGTTGCTGCTGCAATCATGTATCTAATCTGAGGGGTTTCGTAAATTTCTTTTGTTGCGCGGTTCTTAACTAGATATTTTTCTATAAGTTGTTCAATGGCGGCATAAGAGTACTGTTCATCTTTTTCATGATCCAGCATGTCGTTCATCTTGTTCCAATCGTCTTCTGAATACCATTCTAGAAGTTCTGGAGTATACAACCCAACAGTAACATTCTTTTTTACAATTTCATAAAGGTGGGGAGGTTGGTAGGTGCCATATACATCTTTTCTCAGCATTGATAAACGCTGCTTACCAGCTACATACTGATAGTTTGTGTGACCAACGTCTGGGTTATTTTCTACATCAATTAAGTCTACTATAGCTCTAAGAGTAATTTCATCAATTTCTTTTGTAGTGATGCCGTCGAAGAAATGTGGCTGGGCTTTGATTTCAATCATTGATTGACTTACATCTGCTGTTCCCTTGCATATAATAGCTACTTGTTGTTGCCATTTTTCAATGGTTAATGGCTCTTTGTTTCCTGATCTTTTTGTGACATAAATCTTCATAGTGTTCCTACTTTCTGAATGATGGGTGTTATATCGTAGTGTCTAGTTATAGAAAAGTCACCTAGTTTATTATTTACTACAGTACCGGGCCAGTAATTAAGTATATATTTTGCGTTTTCGACCAAGACTAATACCACATCTACGCTATTATAGTCAGTAGCGTCTACTAAGTCAATGTCTTTTATTCCCAACAATGATAAGGTATATATCATACCCAATGCTCTAGAGTAGTTACAATAAATGTTATCGTCTAATAACTGCCATGGATCAGGCCAAGACTTGATATCAGCTGGGTGTAAATAGTGATTAGATATAGGACTTTGTTGCCAAAACTTATCTGTTCCTACACATTGATCATAGAGTGTACAACTTTCGAGTTTAGTTCTTAAATCGTACCATGCTCTAAGCCTAGTGTAAAAATCAATTTGAAATACGTTCATATCGTATACTTATCATAGTATAAAATTCTGAATTTCTTTCATTACTTGACTGGGCTCAACAAACGCATCTTTATTATATTCGCATTGCTCCCAAATATGAAATTGATTGGGTCGTAGGTATTTTCTATCTTTTAATAAATTAATGTTTTCTTTATGACCAAATATAAGAGGATCACTTTGAGACCATAACACTATGCCGGGTTTTTGTATGTCCCAGCAAAAGTGTTGAAAGAAACTGTCTACTCCAATCCAAATATCGCATGAGTTTACTAGCTCAGCAAGGTCACTTAAAGATAAATTCTTTCTAAAATCTGTAACTAACTGATCTTCCCCCTCAACTCCTACTTGAACTATTTCATATCCTTCTTTAGATAACAAATTGATAAGTTCTGGCCAATATGGATAGTTTTTTGGATTAATCTTTTTATTTCTAAGTTTCTGTGCAAAAGGAGAAATAATAATCATACTCTGTACAACTCTTTAAATGCGTTTTCTAAACTGTCTTTCCATTTCCACTGATCCATCTTTTTATAAATGTTCCAATAATCAATATCACCAAATGTGTTTTTAGCTTCTTGAATACTTTTGCCCGGAACAATATCAGGATAGCACGAATAAACCTCAGGGTTCTTTATCAGAGGTAATACGTGTTTAAAAACAATATGATCACCCATACCCGAGTCTAATACTACAATAGTTTTATCTTTATGTTCTAAGAACTTTCTAAAGATATATTCATCATGATCATAGAGTTCTTTGTTGTTTGTTGTTCTAATACCGCCTTCTGATTTAAAATGCCAAGTTGTAGCGTAGGGTATAACAAACAAATCGTAACCTAGTTTGTGAATACCATACGTGAATAATGTTTCTTCTCTGTGCGCTACTTTAGACAGTGCTAAGTTATAATCGTAAATACCTGCACGATACAAGAACGAACAGTGTAAATGCTCTACTTGTTTTACTTTTCTAATATAACCCCATTGAATATTGGGTTCGTTGTCTATATCTTCTATTTTACCTGTAGCCATTCTAGGTGTTGTGTCCCAATGGGGAGTTAATATAGCACCACCTACTGCGCCTGCCGTAGGTCTAAGATTCATACACTCTTCTAGTTTTTCTAATACTTGAGGTTCAGGTGAGTTGTCATCATCAACTCTCCATACAAAGTCATAACCTTCTCTGGCTGCTCGTTCGTTAGCCATTTGATGATTATAGTGCTGACCTTTCTTTTGAGCAAAAACCCACTCCCACTTGATATTCATGATATCCAACATTCTAAACAATTGTTGATAAACTGGATATTTTCGCATATCTTCTGGTTGATCATTGTCATCATAAATGATTAAATGATCAGGTTTTCTAGTTTGATTAATAACACTTTGTATAGCTAAAGGCAAAAAGGTATGATATCTACCTTTAGTTGATATAGAGCATAAGATTTTATTCATGGTTTTTTAGCCTCTACCCTAAAATTATATGCGGGGTGAGGAATCTTTTCTTCCATAATATGAATGTCAGTATATCCAGCTGCTGCTAAATGATTATATAAACTTTGAGGCCACCAACCGAATAAGTGAGGACTAGTAATGTCACCGGGGTCTCCTGTATTAGTAGTATTAACACTACCATATACTGCGTTTAAAATACCGAACTTGCCCCAATAGTCAGCGGTAATAAAATTCTTACACAACTGTTCTATGTCAGGCATTTCCATAACAAGGCTGCCTCCAGGTTTTAATACCCTCAACCAATCTTTTAGAATATTCATTGTTTTATAAGGGTTTAAGTGTTCAAACACATGTATGGCCATAATTTCAGATATTGAGTTATCATCGAAATCTAATTCGGATATGTCCATAGTAACATGTGCGCGTTTATCGTACAAGTCTACGCTAAGATATCCCGGATAATCTATACCACCTGATCCTAAATTTAACTTGATATTTTTATTATATTTCTTACAATTGATCAGTCCATTTCGTTTTATTATATCTGAAGCGTATTCTGGTATTTCTCCAAAAGTCTTATTATTCTTGTGCCATATAGGGAACTTACCTATGTTAGTATTTGCTGTTTTACTATATTCAACATTATCACAAACACAAATAGCTTTGTAGCCTGCTTGTACGGCTCGTATTGAAAAATCTATATCTTCGCCGCCACCGGGAGAAAATATTTCATCTAATAATCCTATTTCATCAAATAATTCTCTTTTTATCATAACACAAAAGAATATCAATGCATAATGTGCTGCGTACGGGTCATATAATTGAAGAGGTCCGGTTAAGCCAACAGCAGAATCATTAAATGGGGCTACCAATTGATCCAGCCAACGATTTTGATCTTGTTTTAATAACTCGGTGTCGTTGTTCAGCAGCACAATATATTCACCTAATGCTTGCTTAATACCTAAATTAGTAGCCTTAGTATAACCTAAGGCTTCATCTGACCAAATAAGTTTAGCCCACGATCCTAAACTAGTAACATACTCTTTAGTATTGTCAGTACATCCATTTGCTACTACGATAACTTCTAGGGTTTCTAAATCACTATACTGCTTGATACTTTCTATACAAGGTTTCAAAAGATCATCGCAATGATTATATGTAGGTATAATTACACTATATTTCATTCGTTACTCGGAACTATTTGAAATCCAATCAAGTTATTAGAATCAAAAACTTTTAAATGAGTAAGAGTTTTAAAAGTAATATCTTTTCTGTCAGCAAATAAATTGCTGATATATGCTTCAGCATCTTCTGCTGAATTAACTTCTACACCATTAATCATTAGACCAAGCTCTAAACTGATTAGGTGCATTCTGCCATTTCTGTCAATTATATAAATTTTCTTGTCCATTTTTATATCCTCTTTGTGTTAATTCGCTTAATCATATCTGCGATTGTTTCACTATTTACTACAGTATATCTACCGTCATAAAATTGTGGTTCTTGAAAATCAACAAATTCTTCGTTTGTATCGTCTATCCAAAATATCAAATCTGGATTCAAGATAGTTCTTTGCTCTTCTAAAGGACACACTTGATTGATAAACGTAATATCATTGTCCGCACTATTTCTTGCCATTGTTAGTAATCTATGTGTATGACGTAATCTGCCGCCTTCAGTATAGTCGATATCTTTATGCTTGACTCTTTGTTCATAGCTGTGTAATGCTATAGAGTTTTCAAAGTGCTTGGCTAATTCATCAACTACTTGCTTCCTACTTGAAGAAGGTTTGCCCATAACTAAAACTCTAAAGTGTCTATCTGTAACCAATCTGTAGTATTGTACTAAGTTAGAGTCAAGTGCGTGAAATACCCATGGTCTAATAAATACACCTTGATTGGGTTCTAACAGTACATTAGTGTGTAAGTCCCATTCAAATAAGTTTCTATAATTAAAATGATAACCTTCTAATGCTGTTTTAGCGTCTATTTCACCTTGCTTGTTTTTGTGATGAAATAAGTTTAATGTATTCTTTTCTAGTGCTACGATAAAACACCATTCGTTTAATGAATCAAAATTTTCAAAGTGAATAATATTGTTGAAAGGCTTACGAAAGATTCCAGAATTTTTATGTTCAACAATTACTCGCTCACCCAATACTTTACTTAAAATAGGCTCTACTCCACCTAGAACCATATTAAAGTTTTCTAGTTCGTAACCATAGTCTTTTTCCGAAAATCTTACATCACTAACTGCTGCTACACATCTTTCTACATCGCCTGGAGGAAAGAATCCATCAGCATGTAACATTTTTACCATTGGTCTATTAGATGCTTTCACTAATTTTCTCCGCTATTGTTTTATAAATTTCACTGATTTGATTGTTATCAAATGCTATAGGTTTACCTTGATCTGCGTTTATTCTTATTGTAGTTTGTAGAGGTATCTTACCTAATACATGTGTATTGTACTTTTCACTTAAATTAACTGCGCCATTTTCACCAAATATATGATCTATATTACCGCAATGATTACACAAGTAACCACTCATGTTTTCTACAATACCTAATATTTTAATATTACGCTCTATAAACAATTCTATACCTTTTTTACAATCAAGTAATGCTACATCTTGCGGTGTAGTTACTATAACTGCTTTAGCGTTTGGTAATAACTCGCAAAGTGATATTTGTATATCACCTGTACCTGGAGGCATATCTATAACAAGATAGTCTAATTCTCCCCAATATGTGTTTAAAAGTAAGTTCTTTAATGCTACTGTAGCCATTGGACCCCGCCAACTAACTGCTTGATCATCTCTGATTGTACTAGCAATAGACATTATTTTTAAACCATATGCTTCAAAAGGCAAAGTATATTTCATGTCTTCAGTAAGATTATATGGCTGATTGTTTTCTAGACCAAACATCATAAACTGACTGGGACCGTAAATATCAGCATCAAACACTCCAACACTAAAGCCTTGATTAAACAAAGCTGCTGCTAAGTTTGCTGCTACTGTGCTTTTACCCACACCACCTTTACCAGATGATACTAATATTATGTTTTTTATTTGTGCTATATTCATGCTAAAACCTCGGATTGATTATGTTAAATCCTATTGATATTCTTTCTGTGCCAGAACGATTAGGTTCTACCATATGCGGTAACCATGGAGGAAAAAACAACAGCATTTGATCTCGCGGTGATATTGTTAAGTAATTACCTTTACCTTCGTTGTAATACTTGTCATACAAGTTTTTACTATGATTTGTTCTTGGATCATAAAGTCTTATATTACCTGAATTTTCAGGAGCTTTTACATAATAAACACCGCTTAATAAAACACCATCATCTTGATGTGAGTGTATATCGTTCCAATCAAAACTACTATTGATGTTTAACCACGCTTGTATTTCAAAATACTTTAGCATGTGGTCGCTACGCTGAGGCATTTTTCGTTGTATTTCTTCAAATAAAACTTCAGATACAAAGTTATGCCCTTGATATCCTGTGTTAGAAATCTTTACCGTAGGCTCAGTATATCTGTGCTTGTTAGCTGTTTTAAGTATAGCAGCGTTGTCTATATCACATTGCTCTACTAATACAATTGTTTCAAAAAGTTGTAAGAATTCCATTATTCGCTGTATATATCGTGATTAATTATGTTACACCAATGCTTTAACTCAGTTTTAGAAAAAGTCATTATACCATCGTTTAGTCTGTCAGTAAATTCACTGTCTACGCCACCAAACCTAATAGGACTATAAACTGGCAATCTGTCAGGCTTGCGAAATATTCTAAAATGTTTGGGATAAGTTACATTCTTTTCAAATGTAGACCCCATGAATATTGTACCCGGTTTGTCAAAAGCTCTAGCCATATGCTGACCAACTGAATCACAACCAATAAAATAATCACATTCACTAATTAAAGCCATAAACATTCTTAGATCGGTATTTACTGTTTGTAAATCTACACTGATTTTATCACCCGGGTGTCTTAGTTCTTTAGGACCAAAATAGAAAAACAAACAATCTTTGCTTAAATTATCTAACATAAACAAATAATCATCGCTGTCTAAACTACGATGTGATGAATCATATGGTCTGTTGTTTGTAATTTGCATGGAACTACCATAAGGTTGAAATACTACAACTTTACTTTTGTTTTGTTTTTCTTTAAATTCTTGTATGATTCTTTTTACTGAGTTCTTTTCATAAGTGCTTAGATAAAGATTTGGCTTGGTTAAATCTTTATGATCAGTTGTTTGATTGATTTCTCTGTCAAATGCTTCCGCTAGCGATATCTTTTGGTTATAATAATCATGCTGATAATAAGGTTCAGGGCATACAATTTTTCTAGGTTTGATATATTGTTCAAATATATCTTTTTGATGAATACCAATAGTGCGTTGTTGTAGAACGGGATGAGACCAGTATAAGCTTTCCCATCCGTGTACGATTACTCTAAAATCATCATCGGGATTTAATCTGAGGTATTTTTCAAGAGCAGGGATAGCTGTAATTACTCTACCAGCACCGCCGTTAATAATAAAAGTTTTATTCATTAATTAAAGTATTCCATGGAGCTATTAGCCCTTCACAATGTATTTGTTCTACTTCTAACAATTTGGTTTTGTCTATATTCTTAAACATAGCTTCTTCTATAGTGGTACTATCAACAATATGTTGGTAAAATGATTTAGCAATTAAATCTTTCATATCTGTTAGTTCTGATCCGCATACTGACCATAACCTAGCGTGTAATGATATTGCTCCATATTCGTTTGTAGTGCGAGTTTTAAACACATACTTACCATAAGTATCGTTATAAAAAGCTATGCTAAACGTATTACTTAGTTTATATCTTCCTGATATTTTAAAAACTCTTTTGGGTAAAAGATTCAATCTGTTTATCAAATCTAATCCTACTAGTAACATATATGCTTCACCCGCTCCCTTTACGCCTTCTTTATTAAAGAGTTTACATGGTGTTCTGTTTCCAATATCTAAAAAATAAGTAGCATTACTAGCTAGTGTGTTGTACTGTTCGTCCGATAAAGGGACAGTTGAATTATCAATTAAAATGATAACAGCATCTTTATCTTTTTGTTTGATAGAATCAATTGTAGCAATAGTTTGTTGATATCTGTCTTCTACTGATATTAGTCCGTGCTGGGTATTTATAGTAGAAGTAATGATAAACACATTATTTTGTGTATTCATTCCACCACTTTTTCCAATCAATAAACGGATCTATTTGTTGTTCAAACTGTAAGTGTAATGCTAAACTGGGAATAGGATTAAATCTTATAGCTTGATTGTTTTGCCATATCTTCCATATGGTGTTAGACTCTTCATAATGTTCTGTTCTGGGATTCAAATAATCACCATTGTATTTTAATGCTAAAACTTCAAACAAATCCCAATTAGCTTTAAATATTTCAGGTACTGTAAACAAAACATTAGTAGTAAATACACCAGTTCGCCAATGACGATTAGAACCGTGAACTATAAAATCTGTTCTGTTAGGTGGATTGTATTCGCTGGGTTCGTCAAACGGATAAAGCACAATATCAGTTCTTTTTAATCTTTCTTGAAACAGTGTATAGCTGTCTATCATTTCTTGAATAGCAGTGGGTACATGTAAATAATCATCTTCAACAGAATAAACTAAATTTGCTTTACTGTCTCTACACATTAACCATTGTTGATGTGCTGAATAGTTGTATCCTGTTTCTGTTAGTTCAATAAAAGAGCCATTAACTTGAGCAATAATTTCTTTAATCTTTAGTTTTGTTTCTTCACTAGAATGATCGTCTAATACTGTTAATTTAACTATACAATCTTTTACTTGTTTAATAGAATTAACTAAAGACTGTGTACAGCCTATTACTATTTCTGGTTTAGACAAATTACAATAACGAACTCGCCAATCTATGTGAACATTGGTTCTGTCACAAGTTCTTAAAAAGATTTCTACAGTTTTCATTTTATGAATATCAAATCCGATGCTACTTGTTTCATTTTAACATAACCTAAACCGGCTAAAAAGTGTATAATAGTTTCTGGTGGTATATTGTATTTTTTACTATGTCCCATCCACTCTACTACAATCGCAGGAGAACATTTTTTGATCGTGTTTAAAGCGCCCATTAAAGCAAACATTTCATAACCTTCAGTATCTAAGTGAATACAATCTATAGTATCTAAACCTAAACTGTCTATGGTTATTTGTGGAATAGTTCCTTTATCTTTAACAAACCCTGTACCACAGTTGTTAGTTTCTACATTAGTTAAACTTATAGGTTCAGCAAAGCAACCTAACGCTGCTTGATACAATAATATATTATCATTGTTTATTGTGTTTAGTGATAAACATTTAAAGTTAATCGTATCAGGTTCACATGCGATTACAGTTTGAAAGGTTTCAGCAAACTTTTTAGCATACACGCCCACATTTGCGCCAGCATGTACAATAGTGCGAGTTTGTTTACATGCTGCTACTACTTCATTAACTGAATAAATTTCACCATGAGACCATGCTTGACATACAGTGTCGGTTATTGGCCAATACAAGCCATCACTTCTTTTTTCTATTTCTGTTCTCATTTGCGCCAAACTTCCAAGTCGTGATACTTGTTTAAAATGTCAGGTGGCAAAATATAATTTCTAGTTCTGTGTTCTACACGCTTTCTAACTTCATGTAGTTTAATACCAATTTCTTGATCATATTCGTCCCAAGATGCTTCTACATTTTCAAAGTCATGTTCAAAATAAGGCTCGTCAATAAAGTTATAAAGTGCTCGCATCATGTCTTGAGGCTTTTTAGTAAGTTGATCATATTCTAACAGAAACAACATGTTTTTTTCTGGACCAGTAATTGCTTGTTTTATACCAACATAAGGAAAACCAACTACGCCTTTATCTTCCATTAGCATTTCAGCGCGTGAATATACTGTACCAGATAAGCCACCAGTAACTGTATTTGTACTAAAAGGATTTCGTCTGTGCGCTAACTCAAAGCTATCTAATACCCAATTAATATCTCTTACACATACAATAAATTTGGATGCGGGGTAAATTTCTTTTACTACTCCAGTTAAATAAGTCCAAGCACGATTTGTGTTAAAAATAACAGGCTTGTCTACGTCTTGATAGTAACCATCAAACAGTGATTTAGTAATGTTCTTTCTTCGTTGAATAGGAACTTCACTTTTCATGCCTGGCGAATCTTGTGATGCTTCTATGACACCTTTTACTAGATTAGCTAATGGATCAGTAATAGAAGCATGAAATCTAGGATTTTGTTTTAATATAGAAGTTAGTAGTGTAGAGCCTGAGCGGGGTAAACCGGTTATAAAGTGATATTGTTTGTTCATTTGTTTTCCATTAATTTTAAAACTTCTTGTTTAACTTGACTAAGAGGTTCATGCCAATCTCTTACTTTCTTTTGTTTGTGTACTTGAAAGTTGCTACCATACCAAGGAGTAGTTGTGTCTTTTCTTGATGTTGACCAGATATAATATTCAGCTATAGGTACAATAACAAAACAAGTTTTTCCTATTGCACCAGCAGCATGAACTAAACTTGTACAGCTACTTATGACACAATCCATTTGATCTATAAAATCTAGTGTATCTTCCCAAGAGTTTATTCTATCGCCTAAGTCAATACAGCCCTCGTGATTTACCTCTTTGTCGATATAGTAAATTTCAGCATCTTGGGGCATATAGCTTAGCATAAGTTCTAGCGGTATCTTACGATATTCATCTTGTGAAAAATAAGGATTACCTGAACACTTAATACCAATCTTAAACTTATTACTTTCTATTTTGTTTTTAGAGTTTCTTAGGGGTGTTAAGTAAGGACCGCGCCATAGTTTATCTTCAGTTAAGTTTAAGTAACCAGGTAAACTCATCATTGGAGTCCACAGTTGTTTTCTGTCAATAGAATAAGTTTCTGTGATAACTTCGTAACCATTTCTGCGAAAAAGATTAACCGTGTCTTCACGATATTTTGACCATGTAGAATATAATATAGGCTTCATGCCTAAATCTTTAATATGATCAAAAAATCTTATGTTAATTATTTCATCACCAATACCACCTTCACCATCAACATAAATTGTTCTACCAGGCTGAATGATACCAGTCCATTTAGTCATACCAAACGCTTCTTCAAATCTACCATTTTTTGGTTTGATAGATTCCATAAACGCTAAAACACCTTCGGCTATTTTACCTTCCCTAAGCATTTTACCCGAAAGAGCATTACGCATTGCTTGTGCTTTTTCTGGATGCTTTTCAGCTAATTTCATTAGCATGTCTTCAGAAGTTTTTCTATCACCTAAGAGTGCTATATTAAACGCTTTTTGTGTTTGAGTTTCAAAATCATCAGGTGTTAGCTTTAGATTTAACTCAATATAAAAAAGAGCTTTTTCTGGTTGATTTAAAGCATTGTAAGCTTTGTAGAGATTAGCGCGGGCAATATAAAGCTGGTCACCGGTTTCGGCTTTCGAGTAAGCAGCTTCAGCACACTTTAAATAAAGCGGTCTGTGTTCTGCTTTTAGTGACAAGTAACCAAGAGTATCAAAGTCTGCTATAGTTTCTGCTCGCTTAAAATACATTTCTAACATTTCAAAAGCGATTTTACGCTTTTCGTTAGAGAGCAAATCCATTACTACAGTAGTTAAATCTTGTATAGTAAATTCTTTATTCTTTGATGACAACAAGCTTCACCCACAATTCTTCAATAATATTATTATGCTGTTTTAGATATGCTTCTACTTCTTCGCGTGGCTTACCAACAAATTGATCTTTAAAGTCTTTAGAAGGTATATAGTCCCAATCTAAAATTTCAAAATCAACATCAAAGTAAAAACCAAGCCTAGAACTTGCTGCTTGTTGTTCTTCACATAGTCTGTTGTGTTTTTTACTGAATAATAGCAATCCGCCTACTGTAATGGGTCTACGATGTGTTGGGTCGTCATAAAAGTAATCGTGTCTGTGATGTGGAACTCTTATATCTATAGTAGCTCCATGCTTACAAACTCTGTATAACTCTTTTAAACAGTTGAAATAACCTTCACCCAAATGTTCTAAAACATGGTGTGCTACTACTACTTCTACTGAGTTATCTGAAAAGGGAAAAGTGTCTGTTTCTAAATTAAAGCAATAATCTGGGTTGTTTAACTTGTCATAGTCACAAGTTACAAACCCTTCTATTTTAGTTGAACCTGCTCCAATATTGATTTTCATTTATAAATTCCTAGTATTTTGTTGATTATACTAGTAATGTTATGATATGTCAATACTTTCGGATACCTAAACTAGAAGCCTGTCCTGCACTTACACCACACCAATCTGTAAATCCACCAACAACTGAGACAGGTGATGATCTAACTGTTCCAGTATTATCACCTAATTGCCCGTCCGCATTACGACCCCAACCCCAAGCAGTGCTGTTTTGTCTGACAGCAAGTGAATGACAACCGCCTGCACTTATTTGACACCAATCTGTAAATCCACCTACGACTGAAACAGGTGATGATCTGTTTGTTCCAGTATTATCACCTAATTGGCCAGAACTATTTATACCCCAAGCCCAAGCAGTGCCATTCTGCCTTACTGCTAGCGAGAAACAACCCCCGCCGCTTACTTGACACCAATCTGTAAATCCACCGATGACTGAAACAGGGGAAGATTTATTTACTACTGTATTATCACCTAATAATCCACATGCACCGCAACCCCAACTCCAAGCTGAACCGTTTGTTCTTACAGCAAGAGAATGTAAGCTTCCTGCACTGATCTGACACCAATCTGTAAAACCACCTACGACTGACACGGGTGATGATTTACTTACTGTAGTATTATCACCCAATCTACCACAACAGTTGCTCCCCCAGGCCCAAGCCGTGCCATCTTGTCTTACTCCTAATGAATGACATTCACCTCCGCTTAATTGACACCAATCAGTGAAACCACCTAGTACACTTACAGGTGATGATTTATTTGCTACAGTGCCGTCTCCCAATTTACCGCATTGTCCGTTACCCCAGGCCCAAGCTGTGCTGTTTTGTCTTACAGCGAGTGAATGAGTTTGACCAGTACTAATTTGGCACCAATCAGTAAATCCGCCCACAACTGAAACAGGAGAGCTTCTAGCTATCGCAGTGTTATCACCTAATCTACCTTCACCATTATCACCCCAACCCCAAGCTGTACCATTACTTCTGATCGCAAGTGACTGCTGGAAGCCTGCACTCATTTGACACCAATCAGTGAAACCACCTACTACTGAAACAGGTGAGGATCTATTTGTTGTTGAGTTGTTACCTAACTGACCTGCACTGGCGCATCCCCAAGCATATATATCCCCGGCAATATAGTCTTGTCGTAAAACACGGTTATCTAGTGTCATCCAACATCCCACGCCAGCTACAACTGGAATACACAGTGATTCCACAAAGAAAACTGTACCAACTGAAATAGTGTTAGCAGCTAAATCAGGTAAGTCACAAGTTTCTGCTACTGGTATAGAACGATTTACAGAAACATCATTTGTTTCTGCTGCTAATATAACCATTTCAGTTATATCTGAACTTGAAGTTAAGTTATCTATACAAGTTTGTATTTCTTGACAAGTTGGCATTTTATATACTCTGTAACGGAATTGTTGTTATTGTTCTACCCATAGACTGTAGACATCCTGCACTTACTTGAGCCCAAGTCGTAAATCCCCCTACTACAGAAACAGGTGATGATTTATTCGCCGCCGTATTGTCACCTAATCTACCAGAACCTCCTGCTCCCCAAGCCCAAGCTGTACCATTTTGCCTTACTCCTAGCGAATGCTGTCCGCCTCCTGATACTTGACACCAATCTGTAAATCCCCCTACGACTGAAACAGGAGATGATCTGTCTGTAGTAGCATTAATACCTAATCTACCTAGAGCGCCGCCTCCCCAAGCCCAAGCTGAACCGTTTTGTCTTACTGCGAGTGAAAAATCATTACCTGCCGAGACTTGACACCAATCGGTGAATCCGCCTACGACAGATACAGGTGATGATTTGTTTACTGTAGTATTGTCACCTAATATACCAGTTGAACCTAACCCCCAAGCCCAAACTGAACCGTTTTGTCTTACTCCTAGTGAAAATCTACACCCTCCTGATACCTGACACCAATCAGTAAATCCCCCTACTACTGATACAGGTGATGATTTTGATACTGTAGTACTGTCACCTAACATACCACATAGACCTGATCCCCACGCCCAAGCTATTCCATTAGTTCTGACAGCAAGCGAGTGACAAGAGCCTGCACTAATTTGACACCAATCAGTAAAACCACCCACGACTGATACAGGTGATGATTTACTAACAGTAGTATTATCACCTAATTGACCGCAATTATTACATCCCCAGGCCCAAGCTGTACCATTTTGGCGAAGAGCCACTACATGTGATCCTTCGTTATTGGTTGATACTCCAGTCCAATCAGTAAAACCACCTATAACTGATACAGGTGATGATTTATCTACTGTAGTATTGTCGCCAACTTGCCCGACATTATTACAGCCCCAGGCCCAAAGAGTTCCCGATGTTCTCACTCCTAACCCAGTATTTCTACCCATTGATATCGATTTCCAATCAGTAAATCCCCCTACTACTGAAACAGGAGATGATTTAGATACTGTCGTATTGTCTCCTAATGCACCAGAAGTTGCTGCTCCCCAACTCCAAATATCACAACGAATAGCATGTGGTGTGCTTGAAAAATCATCACTCCATATTCCGCAAACAGCATAATAATATTTTGTTTGATCAGTTACATATACCATTCTGCCATTGTAAGTAGTAGCGTTAGGAAGTAAAGCACAGCAAGCAACACTAAAAACTGGTTGACATAAAATTGTTAATGCGCTTTCAGCCGAGCAGCATTGTACCGGAGTTAAACCGCCAGTAGTTAAAGCACAGCATATTTTGTCAATTAAGTTTTGTGAGCTAATCATGATGTTATCCAAGATTTCTTATAGCAAGTGATTGAGAATATCCAGCTGATACCTGACACCAGTCATTGAATCCACCTATGACAGACACAGGAGAAGATTTATTTACGGTAGTGTTATCGCCTAGCCTACCAATACATCCGCAGCCCCAACCCCAAGCTGAACCATTTTGTCTCACTCCAAGTGAATGACCGCTACCTGCACTTACCTGACACCAATCAGTGAATCCACCGACCACTGAAATAGGTGAAGATTTAGCTACAGTAGTATTATCACCTAACCTACCTTGACTATTAGATCCCCATGCCCAAGCTGTCCCGTTTTGTCTTACTCCAAGTGAGTGAACAGCACCAATACTTACCTGACACCAATCCGTGAAACCACCTACTACTGAAACAGGTGAGGATCTATTTGTTGTTGAGTTGTTACCTAACATGCCGACTCCGCCGCCATTATATCCCCAAGCCCAAAGAGTGCCATTTTGTCTTACCGCCAATGAAGACTTATCTCCGGCTGATATCTGGCACCAATCAGTAAATCCCCCAACTACAGACACAGGTGAGGATTTATTTACTGTAGTGCCGTCTCCTAATTGACCGGGGCCGCCGCAACTATTACAACCCCAAGCCCAAGCTGTACCGTTTTGCCTTACAGCAAGAGTAAAATTTGTATTGAATATACTAGCACTTACTTGACACCAATCAGTAAAACCTCCTACCACTGAAACCGGCGAAGATCGATTCGTACCGGTGTTATCACCTAGATTGCCGCTAGCATTGAACCCCCAAGCCCAAAGAGTGCCGTTTGTTCTTACACCTAATGAAAATCCCGTAGTCGCGCCACCGAAACCGCCAGCTGTTACCTGACACCAATCAGTGAAACCACCTACTACTGAAACGGGAGATGATGTATTGTTAGTGTTATTAGTACCTAATGCTCCGTTGCCGCCTGCACCCCAAGCCCAAAGCGTGCCGTTTGATCTTACTGCCATTGTGTGGGAGTAAGCGGCCGATACCTGACACCAGTCATTGAATCCACCTACTACTGATACAGGTGAGGATTTGTTTACTGTAGTATTATCACCTAATCTACCTGAACCATTGCACCCCCAACCCCAAACTTGCCCAAAAACAGTATCAGTTCTTATTGTAACTCCATCTAATGTAAGCCATTTACCGTTAGAACTAATAACTATAATACCTAACGATTGAACAAAGTAAACCATGCCATCGGGTACATTAGGGTTACCATATTGTAAGTTTGGTAAACTATCAACATCTGCTGATACAATTATATTGATATCACTTAAATCAACACCAGATAAAACATAAGCCAGCACATCATCAGGAGAATATTCTACTAAGTAATATAATCTTGCCAGTTGTTCATTGTATCTGGCTTGTATGTCGCTGGTATTTACTTGCGGCATTATTCTTCCAAGTTATTTTCTGGTTCTATGATTACAATAGATAGTAATTCTTGTTTAGTTTGAGATTGATCTATTTGGTTATTTATATTTAATTCCCAATCAAAACACTGTTGTATATACTGAGCGCCGGCTTGTACACACAAACCTAAATCAGTTTTAGTTAGTGTTAGCCAAGTTTCTGGAAATTTCCAATTTACTGTGTCTGAATCACTCATTAACAAATATTTTTGAACAAAAATATCTCTTGCGCCGCGATTAGTATCAATAGTTACTATATGATCTTGAATAGTAGCTGTTGTACCTTTAACTTCTCGTTTATATCTTTCTTGTGCTGCTAATTGTTTTAAGTTGTATCTAGCCGATTCAATTGGCGTATCGTGAACTTCATAATTAGCAATAGCTTTTGTTTCAGTGATATCCCAAAGCGGACCATAATAATATTCTACTAATGCGTTTAGTTCTGGTCTGACTTCTTCTACCTGCATGATCTTAGCATGATCATCAATTATTATGGGTAAATCGTTTGGCGCTGTCCTTGGAAGAGAATATCTTATTCCCTTGCGCTCTAAAGCACCCTGAAACATACCGCGGTTCCAATTCATTGGACCTACTAAAACTCTGTTATCATAAATTACTGCGTACATGTTGTTTATCTCCTAATATTCTTTATTTAGTGTTTTTATACTTGTGGTGTACTTCTTAAACCAATAGAATGATAACCACTCCCTGACACTTCACTCCAATCAGTAAAACCCCCAACTACGGATACTGGTGAGGATCTTGATACTGTAGTACCGTCACCTAACCGCCCTAAATTATTAGAACCCCAAGCCCAAGCGGTACCATTAGTTCTTACTGCAAGTGAATGCCTATAAGCGGCTGCTACTTGGCACCAATCAGTAAATCCTCCTACTACTGACACAGGTGATCTTTTTGATACTGTAGTGTTGTCCCCTAATCTACCGTATGTTCCCGCCCCCCAAGCCCAAGCCGTACCGTTTTGTCTTACACCCATACTGTGTTGAGACGCGGCTGACACTTGACACCAATCTGTAAACCCACCCACAACTGATACCGGTGATGATTTTTTTGATATAGTGTCGTCACCGCCTTTACCGTAATCACCTTCACCCCAAGTCCAGGCTGTACCATTAGTTCTTACTGCAAGTGCATGACCAGAGCCATTACTTATTTGGCACCAATCAGTAAACCCGCCCACCACTGATACAGGTGAGGATTTGTTTACTGTAGTATTATCACCTAATCTACCGTCGCCTCCCGCACCCCAAGCCCACACCGCACCATTTGTTCTTAACCCAAGTGAGCTCCACGCGCCCGCTGATACTTGGCACCAATCAGTAAAACCTCCAACTACGGATACTGGTGATGATCTATTCGTTGTAGTACAGTCGCCTAATGAACCGTAACAGTTTTGACCCCAAGCCCAAGCGGTACCATTTGTTCTTACACCAAGGGAGAATCGGTTTTTTCCAGCTGATACTTGACTCCAATCAGTAAAACCACCAACTACGGATACCGGAGATGATCTAGAAGTTACGGTATTGTCCCCCAATTGACCGCAATTATTGTATCCCCAAGCCCAAGCTGTACCATTAGTTCTTACCGCTAGTGAAAATTCTTGATACTGCTGAGAGCCCCCTGCTGATATTTGACACCAATCAGTAAAACCACCAACTACTGATACTGGTGATGATTGACAAGCTGTACAGTTATTTCCTAATGGACCATTAGAGCCCATCCCCCAACCCCAAATTGTGTTAATATTAGGTAAGGCAGGTGCGATAGTTGCCCACGATGTGCTGTTACTAAAATACAATCGTTCTTCATCAGTAACAAATACTAACCAGCCCCCACTTGAAGCAGCAGCAGGTAAGCTTGCGAAATCAGCTACAGTTCTTATTTGCCCCATGTTTAAAGCTTGAATAGCTTTTGCTAATTGTAAGTAATATAGTGTTGATGAAGTGCCATCTGTTGTGGCTTCTGCGGCTGCGTTGTTTACAGCGGTTTGTAATTGTATTTGTAAGTTATTAATGTTCATGAGTCTACAAAATTCCTTATGGCTAATGTATACCATTTTCCTCCTGAAACACTATACCAATCATTATATAACTGTACCGATACAGGAGAAGATTGGTTAGTTGTACCTCCATCACCTAAACTACCGCAACAATTGGATCCCCAAGCCCAAGCTTGACCATTTGTTCTTACACCCAACGAATGTTGTTCACCGGCTGAAATTTGACACCAATCAGTATAACCACCTACAACTGAAACAGGTGAGGATCTAGAGGTAACAGTATTTTGTCCCAATTGTCCTCTGTCATTAGCACCCCAAGCCCAAACTGTACCGCTTGATCTTATAGCTAACGAATGACAAGCACCTGCGCTTATTTGGCACCAATCAGTAAATCCACCCACAACAGAAACAGGTGATATTTTTGATACAACAGTATTATCACCTATTTGACCTTGAACATTACAGCCCCAACCCCAAGCCGTGCCATTCTGCCTTACTCCCAATGAATGACAACAACCTCCACTTACTTGGCACCAATCAGTAAATCCTCCTACGACTGAAACAGGGGAAGACCTGGCTGTAGCACTGTTATCACCTAATCTACCTTGACCATTATACCCCCAACCCCAAGCCGTGCCGTTAGTTCTTACGCCTAATGAATGAGCCTGCCCGCCTGATACTTGACACCAGTCGGTAAAACCACCGATAACTGAAATAGGTGATCTTTTTGATACTGTAGTGTTGTCACCTAATCTACCATTGATGTTATATCCCCAACCCCAAGCCGTGCCGTTAGTTCTTACTCCCAATGAATGTAATCCTGCGCTGCTTGCTGCTACTTGGCACCAATCAGTGAATCCACCCACAACCGAAACTGGTGAAGCTCTACTTGTTATAGAGTTGTCGCCTAACTGACCTTGACCATTAAATCCCCAAGCCCAAGCCGTACCATTCTGTCTTACTCCAAGTGAGTGATACCCTGCACTTACTTGGCACCAATCGGTAAATCCCCCTACTACCAAAATTGGAATAGAACAATCTGCTACAAAACTACCATTACCCAATCTTCCAAATGCATTCACTCCCCAACTTCGGGCTGTTTTTTCTATTATATAATCTATAGTGTCTATAGTAGTCCATGTAGTGCCATTACTATAATAAATTCCCAGTCCCCTGACATAGTACATATAACCATTAGAAGCAGAAGCGGCTGGTAAACTTGATATACTATCTATATAATTTACTTGACCGGTTTTTAATAATTCAATACTTTTAGTTACAGCCAACTGGTTATAAGTTAAATCATTAACTTTAGCTTGTAATTGAATGATAAGATTAGTAATATCCATTCTTTAAAACCCGCAACTTTTTCTTATAGCTAAACTATGTGCGCAACCCGCCGATATATACCACCAATCTGTATATCCACCTACGACAGAAACAGGTGAAGATTGATCTACTGTATTACCATCCCCTAATCTACCATTTAAATCAAGCCCCCAAGCCCAAGCTGTGCCACTTTGTCTTACAGCTAGTGAATGAGATTCACCAGCTGAAATTTGACACCAATCAGTAAAACCACCGATAACTGAAATAGGTGATCTTTTTGATACTGTAGTGTTGTCACCTAATCTACCTTCACCATTATCACCCCAAGCCCAAGCTGTACCGTTTGTTCTTACCCCAAGTGAGTGACACGAACCTGCACTTACTTGACACCAATCAGTAAATCCCCCCACTACTGACACGGGTGAGGATTTATCGTTTATAGTATTGTCACCTAATCTACCGGAAGAGCCTTCACCCCAGGCCCAAGCTGTACCATTTTGTCTTATAGCTAGTGAATGAGATTTACCAGCTGAAATTTGACACCAATCTGTAAATCCACTTACTACTGACACGGGTGAGGATTTGTTTACTATAGTATTGTCACCTAATCTACCTTGACTATTTAATCCCCAAGCCCAAGCAGTGCCGTTTTGTCTTATTGCTAAAGAAAATTCTTCACCGCCGCTTATTTGACACCAATCTAAAATTCCTATTACTGACACAGGAGAAGATTTATTAACAGTAGTGCCATCACCTAACATACCACATGTTCCTCTCCCCCAAGCCCAAGCAGTGCCGTTTGTTCTTACCGCAAGTGAATGAAGCGAGCCGGCGCTTATTTGACACCAATCTGTAAATCCACCTACTACTGACACGGGTGAGGATTTGTTTACTATAGTATTGTCACCTAATCTACCTTGACCATTATCACCCCAAGCCCTAGCTGTACCGTTAGTTCTTAATCCAAGTGAAAATTGGTTACCGGCTGATATCTGACACCAATCTGTAAATCCACCAACGACTGAAACAGGCGAGGATTTAGTTGCTGCTGTGTTGTCACCTATTTGACCTTCATTATTTCGTCCCCAGCCCCAAGCTGAACTGTTTAAACCTTTAAAATCATCTATCCAAGCCGCACCGTTACTAAACAAATACTTACATTCATTTGTAATATAAACAAATCTGCCAGTATTATCACTTGCTGTGGGTAAAGAGGCTTGACAAGCAACACTAAAAACTATGCTTGCTGGTAAGGATATTCCGCAACTAGAACCAGTTAATTGTAATAATTCTAAAGATGTTAAATCAGTGCGTGTAGCCGACTGATTAACGCAATTGATTAGATTATTAACACCAAAGGTCATTATTCACCTAATGCTAATATAGCTAATGTTCTAGCGTATTCGTCTATACCAAATCCAGTAGCACCAGTAGCACCAGTAGCGCCGCCGCCTCCGCCACCTTCAATAGTTATTGTAACAGCACCACTAACATTAGTAGCTACTACACCGTTTCCAACAAAGTCAAAACTTGTTACTGAGCTAGTTAATAAGTTTCCTTCATCATAAACTGCTATGTTAGCGCCTGATCCTGCTGGGCCAGTTGCACCTGTCGCGCCTTGTCCACCTATAGATATAGATGCAAAGCCAGTTTGAGCCGAACTAAAAGTAAGAGTAGTTGCGTTGGCGTTTGTAAAATTTACAACAGGATAATCATATCTACCTACAAAAGAATTTCCAGTAGAGTCTATGGGTTCTACGTTTACATATTGAACATTTAAATTATGAACTATGGTCCATACGTTTGACGCAGAGCCTTGTGTGTGAACATATGCTCCACCTAGACTAGGTGAACCTGTAGCACCTACTGCACCCGAGTAACCGGAAGTACCAGAGAAGCCAGAAATACCAGAGAAGCCAGATATACCAGAATAACCAGAGAATCCAGATATACCCGAATAACCACTGAAGCCAGAAGTACCTTCACCTGAGTAACCACTTATACCTGAGTAACCAGAGAAGCCAGATATACCTGAGTCGCCACTAAATCCGCTTATACCTGAATAACCTGATATACCTGAGTAACCGCTTATACCAGAGAATCCTG